TGCTTAAAACAATATTGGAACCTTCTACAAACCCTAAAGCATCACCAACACTATTTGCAACAATGTTTGTTTGTCCACTGACGGTAAATTGTGCAAATGCATTACCTGCACTACCAGCAATAACTGCAATCCATCCACTGCCGCTGTATGCTTCAAATGCTCCTAAAGTTGTATTCCATCTAAGCATACCAATTGATTCAGGGGTAGGACGTTCGGTTGAATCTCCTGTAGGTATTTGTATAGCACCGCTTGGACTTGTGCGAGGAGCGATAGCATCAAAGTTGCTATCCATTTCATTGTATGTTAAGGAAGTACCTTTTGATGAGCGTAGGGTTACAGCCATGTGTTTTAAATATCCTGTTTATGATATTTATCACATTTTATTTTTGCTTAATTTCTAGGGCTGTGCTTCTTAGTGTAAAGTTCGTGTATGGTTCTATCACCAACGTAACTTTCTTGACGACCGTTAACAAATCCTGGATTCTTTTCAACATAGTCAGGCGGCATATAATCAAAAAAGTTTTTATGATAATCAGTAAGAGGAGCCCGTACAATATTAGATATCCGTTGAAACTTATCAGCAAGACCATCATTACCATCAGCTCTTGCTTGGGCTTCTCGTTTTAAATATTTTTGATATTTTGGATTTTTTTCAAACTCAAAGTCTTCGTCGAAATTATCTTCTTCTGCCATCAGTTTGCCTTCACATCTCCGCTGCCTGATGCTGCTTTGTTAGGAACAAAACTACCATGTCCGCCCGTGCTATCACCTATTCTGTGTACACGAGCACCTGCTGCATATACATCTCCGCTGCCACCTGTAGCAGGATCTCCGCAACGTGTTTTATCACCTACACGAATTACAGGTTTATTGTTTGCAAAAACTGAATTTTGTCCTGCCGAGTACGGATAAGAATGAAAGGGGTTAGGAGTAGGGCTTCTATGTCCTATGTGTTTGTCAACATCTGCTCTCACTACTCCTGGCATTCAAACTCCTAAGCCATTGCTAAACCTGTTGTGCTAGACATATATTGTGTAGCCATTTCTTTATCAGTTTTAGTAAAAAATACTATTGCACTTTTATTTATTACAATATTTTCATCAACATCTGCTGTAAAAACATATGGACCTAAGCCAATGCCCTGTTGGGTAACCATGAGAGCCAAAGGTTTTTTAATTGTAATTGTAGTATTATCTTCTTCTATAAATCTAGCAACAATCTCATCGCCACCTGTTGTTTTAATAGTAATTGTAGATTGAGATTCTATTGGTTTTTTAATAATCATAAACTATGTCCTGTTCCTGTATATCCTGTTTCTTCTACATATTTTACAAACTGCTCATAGCCACCTACTTTTAACCCATTAATCACAATCTGGGGGAATGTACGTGCTTCTGGAAACTCTGCAATGACATCTTCACGTTCAAAATCTACACCGAGTTGTTTGTATTCAAATGGATAATTGTATTTTTCGCATAATGTTTTTGCTTTTATGCATGATGGACATGCTGGCTTTCCCCATATATAAATCATAAACTAAATCCTTTCAATGAATCTTTGTCTACATCTTGTTTAATACCACCAATGATGTAACTTTCAACTTCAGTTTCTTGTGGAGCAACTTGTAGACCCGAACTTGATAACCAATGCTGTGTCCACGGTAGTGGGTTTGTGTTTACTGGTGCATCGAAGATAGCATTTAGTCCTAATGCTTTTAGTCTACGGTTAGCAATGTATTCAACATATTGCGCAAGTAGCGTTGTATTAAGTCCAATCATACTGCCGTCTTTGAACAAATATTCTGCCCAATCCTTTTCTTCAGCAACACATTCACGCCACAAATCATAAACTTCTTCTTCGCACTCTTTTGCAATCTTAGACATTTCTGGATCGTCTTTGCCTTGTGCCCACAACTTCAATACGTGTGTGCTTAGTGCCAAGTGCTGTGCTTCGTCACGAGCAATAAGTGAAATAATTTTAGCACTACCTTCCATTAGCTTTAGTTCTCCAAAGCCAAACGTACATGCAAAACTTACATAGAAACGTAGTCCTTCGAGAATATTAACCGTCATCATTGCAAGATACATTTTCTTTTTGACGTCATGAAGACTACCTTCGCCACGATGGAAGTATGCATCTGCTGCATTGTTAAATGCATCATAGTGCTTGGTTACACTAGTTGCACGAGCAATAATTTTTTCATCGTCTAAGATAGTATCAAACACTTCTGCAGGATCTGCATAAACGTTTTTCATAATGTGTGTATATGAACGTGAGTGAATAGTTTCAAAGAAGTCCCAAGTAACAATACAACCTTCTAGTTCAGGTAAACTTACGTGAGGCAAAAACGCCAAGCACGGACCACGTCCTTGGACTGAGTCTAGTAATGTCTGATACTTTAAATTAGCTGTAAAAATATGTTTCTGTTCTGGACGGAAGTTAGCAAAGTCTGCACGATCTTTTTGTAAACTTACTTCCTCCGGTCTCCAAAAATATCCTAGCATTGTTTGGTTCAACTTGTCGAAGACAGGAAAGCGAAACGTATCATAACGCTGAGTGTTTTGGTCTTCGCCAAAGAACATGTTTTGTTTTGTAAAGTCAACTTTTTCTTGATTAAAAACGGTCTTCGACATGGTTTATCCTTTTTATTGTGTCTGTATAAAGAAGTATACAGCCCATAAGGGCTGTATGTCAAGTAATTTATTTATATGGCGCAGGCTTCGCACATTTCGTCATCTTCTGGAGTTGCAAAGCCATTAACTTGTTCTAACACTGGCTGAGGCTTTTCTTCTTCAAGTTCACTAGGATCAGTTTTATAATCGTAAGTGTTTTGATAATAGCTGGTTTTCCAACCTAACTTGTATGTTGTGAGAAGGTCTTGAATCATTTGACTCATAGGCACTTCGTTATCAGGATAGTTTGTTGGATTGTATGACCAGTTGCCGCTGATAGCTTGATCAAAGAATTTTTGCATTACTGCTACAACATTAATATAACCTGTGTTGTTTGGCATCTCCCATAATAGGGTATAGTATTGTTTTAGACTTTGATATTGCGGAACAATCTGCTTAAGAGGCCCTTTTTTCGACTTCTTAACGGACAGGTAGCCACGTGGCGGTTCGATTCCGTTTGTTGCGTTTGACACAACAGAACTGCTCTCCGATGGCATCTGTGCGGACAAAGTGCTATGTCGTAGCCCGTATTGTTTGATATCATTGCGTAAACTATCCCAATCATAGTTTAGTTTATTCTCCACTACACTATCAACATCTTTCTTATAAGTGTCAATTGGAAGGATGCCCTCGCTGTATTTAGTGCGATCAAAGTACTCACAAGCACCACGTTCCTGCGCTAAATTGTTGCTGGCTTTTAATAGATAGTATTGGAATGCTTCGGTAAGATCGTGCACCAGTTTCCATGCTTGTGGATCACTATATTGAACTTTGTTTTTTGCAAGATAATGTGCAAGACCAATGTAACCAATACCCAAGCTACGACGAGCTTTTGTTGATTTTTCAGCTGCCAAAATAGGATAACGTTGGTAATCGATAATTTCCTCTAAGGCACGAACAGCTAGGTCACACAATTCCTCTAGGTCATCTAGTTCCTTAATTACACCAACGTTGATTGCACTTAAAATACAAAGAGCTATTTCACCATCAGGATCGTCAATATGCTGTAGTGGCTTTGTAGGCAATGTTATTTCTTGACAAAGGTTACTCATGTAAACCGTGTCTTTAAAACTGCTGTGACTATTAGCATGATCAACATTCATAATGTAAATACGACCTGTTTCGGCACGTTCTTTGATTAAGTCGCTAAACAATTCCATTGCAGGTATTTTCTTTTTGCGGATGCTGGTCTTGCGTTCATACATTTCATACATTTCTTTGAACGCATCAGGATCGCCAAAGTACGCTTCATACAATCCTGGTACATCCTGCGGAGAAAACAAAGTAATGTCTTGATCGTTTAGTAATCTTTCGTACATTGTTTTGTTAAGTTGAATTGAATAGTCTAGCTTGCGTACACGATTGTCTTCTGTTCCCTTGTTGTTCTTAAGTACAAGTATGTCTTCGATTTCTAAATGCCAAAAAGGAAAGTGTACGGTTGCACTGCCGCCACGCACACCATTTTGTGTGCAACATCTTACGGTTGCTTCAAACTTTTTTAGGAATGGAATGATGCCTGTGTGAGCAACTTCGCCACCACGAATCTTTGAGTTTACTGCTCTGATTCTTCCTGAGTTGATGCCAATTCCTGCTCTTTGTGCAGTATAGCGTCCAATAGACATATCGCTGGCAAAGATGCTATCAAGGGTATCGTCGCTGTCAACAAGAACACAGCTTGCAAATTGTCTGATAGGCGTTCTGACTCCAGCCATGACTGGCGTCGGGATATTGATTCTAAAAAGGGAGGTCGCATCATAGTATCTCCTAACATAGTGCATACGTGTTTCTTTTGGGTATTGTGCAAATAATGTTGCAGCAATCATCATATACATGAACTGAGGAGTCTCAAACAATTGGTTTGTAGATCTATCCTGGCACAAATATTTGTCAACTACTTGACGTAGTCCTGCATAGGTGAAATTTTCATCACGCTTATGATGAATATAACTATCCATACGTTCAATTTCTTCTTCACTATACCACTCA